GATATTTATTTACTAAATCTTTTAGACTTAATTCTGTCCCGTCATCCCTAATAATAAGCCGCAAAGCCTCTCTAGGACTCTTTTTCTTTTTATCTATTAAATAATTAAAAAACTTTTTTTTGTTACCTAAAGTCTTAGTTTGTATTGCCGGATTATCTTTTAACCAAGTACCGTAATTAGTATTTTGGGGAACTCTACCCGTAGCACTAGGTCTAGTGTCGGGAAACTTTTTTTCTAGCTCATCATCATCAAGTACCGGTACGGTAGTAGAACGACAATTAAAATGTTGGGGAGGAATAGGTCCCTTATTATATTCGAAGATCTGACCATCCAAAGAAGCACAAATTAAACTTGTTCTAGAATCTAAAGTAGCAACGTATTGATATTTTGCCGTTATATCGGAGTTTGCCTGATATACAGATTGACTAGCAGCGTTTTGTACTTGATTAACCGTTGTTCTTACAACCGCCATAACTTGGTTATTTGCTAATTTAGTTCCGGTTCCGCCCGCTAGTCTTTGAGCTTTTGCCGTCATTTCTTGATTAGCTCCAAATCGTAATCTACCCCGCAACCTTCTACCTATTTTTGACATAGATTCGCCTTCCGTAATTCCTATTCTTACTTGGCTAGTAATAAGATCAGCTTGCGAATCTGCTATACCCCTAAAAGCTTTTTCTACAACGGCACCATTAGGTAAGGTTATTTGGGAACCTTTTAAAGCAGTTAAGCTAAACCCTCTTTGAACTGCGGGTTCTAATTGGTTAGGGAGATTTAAAATATTAATACGAGTAGGGTCTGTAGTTACTACGGAACGTGCAAAATCAGGACTTACGGAAACTACATTAATAGGAATATCGCCACTAGGAAATACTTTTCTAAGTTCGCTAGCTACAAAGTCGGTCTGAAATATAGCTAAACTATTTAGTTGTTCGACCATTACAGCGGTGCTACTACCCGACCAAGTTTCTAGGCTATCTTTCATAGTCGCTAACATAGCTCTTATTCTTGCAACGGTAGCCGGTGCCGTTACTTCATCTATAACCGCTAATTGGTTTGTTAAATCTAAAATTACATCGTTATAGTTAGTTATTATTTCACGAGCAACTCTATTACTAAACCTATTAAGGTCTATGGTTTCACGATAAAAACTTTCGGGAACTGACATTTATTAACTAGCATCATCTTCGGGTTCGGGACTTATTTCTTGTTCATCTGGGTCGGCTTCTACTTTAGGTGTCGCCATACTTATAAGTCCTCCGGCTTCCGTAGCTTCTAGTTCTTCTTCTACATCGAACTCATCTCCCAATACTTCGCCCTCGGTTAATTGTTCTAATAATGTTTTTTGGGTTATAGAACCGGAAGTATAGAGTTGTAAATATGCTTGTATTTCTGTCGGCTCTAATCTCTGAGATAAGAAGTCTCTATTAACAAAACAACTACCGGCTTCGCTTCCTAGATAACTAGCGTGAAACTGTAAACAGTTATCTATCATATCTTGCATTTGCTGTGCAACGACCATCATTGTTGAGTCGCCTTGCGAACGATCTATTTTTTTGCTTTCCGCTGTTTCAGCTGATAATTTTTGTCCTAATACGGCAGCTAATCCAAGCTCGTTTATTTGGTTTTCTAGCCTATCTAACCTTTTAAACTGAGCCTCGTAGCTTTTTCCCGCAGGTTCTATATACTCTGCCCGTCCGTCGGGTGGAAACGCTATAGCCTCCCCAGGTCCAGCCGAAACCTCTTCCGCCGCTTGTGAAAAGCCATAAAAGGCTAACATTGGAACGGCTGATATATGTAATTGGTTATCTAAATCACTTTGTATTTGGTATGCTTTTAAATTTAATTCCGCTATATCGGACATCGGAGGTCTAGATTCTAATAAATTAAGGCGATTAGAATAGGCTACGGAAAAAGGAATACGGTTAAGAGGATTAGTACCCTCTTCATGCAAAATAAATTTACCTTTTTTATCTTTACGGTGTATTTCAAAATTAGTCGGAGTAAGTAACCTAACTTGCTCTGTTATCTTTTCTCCATAAAGTCCATCCGGTTCAGATACTTTTTCTAGTAATCTAAGTTGCGTAAATTTTAATTGGCCATCTATCATTTCAGTCCGCCACCCTAAAATATCCCTTGGAGTATAAGTAACCCAATAAGGTCTACCGCTTTCTCCGGAAGCAGGGGCATCTACTAAAACTCCTATATGGCCATAACGTATCATCTTACGGGCAGTCTCATAAGTCCAAACATTTAAATCATTACCCATTAAATCAACATCAAATAATTGGGTTCTTATATCATCGCTTGTATCATTTAGCCTTACTGGTTTTCTAGTAAGCATACCGGCTAGCATTCTTTCCAAACGTATATAGTAAGGCGGGCAAACAGTTCGAGCCAAACGGTTATCATAACTTTCATCTAACTCTCTCGGCTCTTGCATTAAATATTTTCTATGTTTAGAACGCATCTGATATGTTCCGCCTAATAAATCCTCTATTAATATCCAATGTGGCTCTTGCTCAAACCAAGTGCTATTAGGGTCGTTTATTTCTACTCCTCTACTGCCCCCTGTTTGCCTGTTGTAATGACTATAGCCTGAGTACACTTTTTTACTCCGTTGTTTGTTTTAATAGTAGACAATAATTTTAATAAAGCCTAATTCCTGTTTTACGTCCAGCCGACATGTGTAAGGGATTAAACAAACGCCAAGTAATGTATCCTAGAGCGTCGTTCATGTGGTCATAACCGGCGTCCTTATCAGGCTCGCCTTTCTCATTATAACTTTGAAGCTCTAAACACTCTATTAGTTTTATAGCTTTTTTACTTATCATCATTTTGCTTTCCCCTTTACCGTTTAAAAACATTCCTTGCACCGAGTTTACTCTATCTCTTACGGCAGGGTTGGAAAGTGCTGATTGATTTATAAACCCGTAACTTTCGAGAATTTGGATGTCGGTTCTCGTAGCATTTGTACTTCGGTTTCCGCCTGAAGCGTCAGGGTAGATATATATTTTATTAAACGGATACCTCCCTTTAATTTCTTTGGCGATACTATCGGTGTCGTGACTTTTAGCGATTTCATCTATAACCATAAATTTATTTCCAACCGCTATACCAATTACTGCGTTCATGTTTCCAATATTAAAATCTATCCCAACTCGGATAGGCTCGTTTTCATCAACAAAAGGGTCATTTTTTAAAACGTGTATATTTCGATCAAACTTATCGTAAACTTGTCCGGTGGTTAAATTGCAGAAGTTACCATTTAGATAAGCTTGGATAAGTTGCGGTGGATAGTTTTCTAGTAATGAATCAATAAATCCTTCCGGAAGATAAGGATTATCGGCAGTTTTAGCTTTTATTAGCCTTGTATCTTCTTTAGCGTTCTTTTCAAAGGTATCGAACGCCCAAGAATGACCTTCGGGAGTAGTAGTAGCGTAAAACTGTTGGACATTACCCGATCTAAGTCTAGCAAGTGCCATGTTCATCGCTTGTTCGGCATCCCGTTTGTTAACAGTATCGGCTTCATCAAAACCAACGGCACATAAGTTTTGGCCACGTAACCTTTGGTAGGTAAGAATCGTTCTTAACAGGATAGTATGTACGCCTTCTTTAAATTGAAGTTGATATTCGGGCAAAGGACTCGCTCTAAAAGTAAAAGGTATTTCCCATTCTTCTAAAAGTTCATTCATAGTACGCATAAGAATATCCCTTAACATGGGAGCCGTCGGTTCAAATATTGCACTTATACAACCAACGTTCATAGATGCCATAATTATACTTTTACTAACTAAGGCGTAAGTCTTACCGGCACCAAAACCACAAACTAGAGCTAGTTTTCTATGTTCTATATCCTCACAAAACTTAAGTTGGTGCGGCAATAAATCTTTAGTTATCTTTTTTTGCGTATCTATAGCAGAGGGAACTTCATATAAACCTTCGCCATGCAAAATATTTCCTTTAACCCTTTGGCAAATACTCATGAAACGAGAGCGGCTAAACGAGCCATAGAATTTACGGCTCCTAATGCTATATGTAGTTGGCCTGTTCTTCTTGCTTCCATGTGTATAGATGAATATTGACTTAAGATTCTCGCCATCATATCCGGTCTTTCTATATCCCAATCAGCCTTAAATTGTTCCCTCACTTTCATTAGATAACGGTCTACGGTTCTTTCTGAAACCCCCCAGTTCTCCGCCGCAAATCGTATGCAATCTGATCGCTTTCCTCCGTTAGCAATAATCCTTCCGCACCTTGCTACTCGTAGTTCTACTTCTGCTTGGGTAGTTTTATCAGCCGCCAAAGTTAAAATAATATTTATTAATAGAGTAGCTTATTAAATAAAAAAAAATTATATTTCTACGTTTTCTTCTTCGAAAGCGGCGGGATCTGCAAATTCACATTCCCCACATTTAGCGGTAGCCAATACTGGATCTCCTTTTACAAAAACTAAAATATTTTGATGAGTTTTCCCTAGTTTACGTGATTTAGTAAAACCGTTACCGCAACGCAGAGGTAAGCTGCCGACCATAGTTACAAGGATTGCTTCGTTATAAAAACTTAAACCGGCTTTTATAAAAGCTTCTATAGTTTCGCCGACAAAATTATAATAAGTACCGTCTTTTTTTCTTACTTCTCCTACTACAAAAGCTGCAAAACTATTATCGTTAAGTAAATCGCAACTTTTTTTAATAATCTCGGCATAATTTTCTTTAAACGCTTGGAAATTCATATTAGAAAGGTCGTTAGGGTCTTTACTATATACCTCTAAATCAACGTATGGCGGACATGAAAAGATAAGGTCAGCTTTTTCTACTACTAAATCATCTATATTTTGGCTGTTACCGGTTATCCAAATTGGTTTTTCGCACGTACTTTCTAAAATATCCTCGCCCTGCTGAATATTAGCTTCTACTTTTTCTTTTCTTAGATCAATGCCAATATATTTTCTACCTAAAGTTGCGGCTACTATACCTCTTACACTTCCGCCAGCGAAAGGGTCTAATATTACAGCATTAGGATTACTAAACCATCTATAGATTAATTCTGAGATAACTGGGTCGAATACAGAAGTAGAACCTCCGGCTTGCATTATTCTTTTACCAACATCCCCTTTACTAATAGAATAAGTAAGTTCTTCATCCCTACCTACTTCAGATTTTATTCCTAGTTCTAGCCAAAGTTTCTTTCTATTTTGCCACCAACCTTCACGAGCATTTAGGACGCTAAAAGGAGGAACGCCAAACTTTTCTTTAAGAATACCGCTTGCTTCCCTTTTAGGCTTTTCGGATAGATCATTAAGGTCTTTATTATCAAACCAATCGGAAATATCATGCTCTTCGGATAACATTTGGAGCATTTCATCATCCCATTCGGAAAGATCACTAGAACGGTTATCTGCTAAAGCTAAACCTACTTTTTCATCTTCCGTAAGTCCGGTTCTTTTAACGGCAATAATTTCCCGACCATCGGTTTCTATTACCCTTACATTTTCTAAACCAGCTTTTTTGGCACCTTCTATAGTACCGTTTCCGGCTAGTATTCTATTTTCTTCATCTATAACTATAGAACGAGCGGCTCCAAATTTTTCTAAAGACTTTTGTATTAAGGAAGAAGAGCGATCTGTTCTTTTACGTGCGTTTTTGTGATCGCTTTTTAGATCATTAATTTTAGTCATTTAGTAAAAGTAAACATATTATCTATCTTACCTAAGTCTTCTTTTACGACCTGAATATAATAAGGCGTTTCTACTTCTTCCCCTTTAGCTCTTTTATTCCTTAATAAATTTATTTCTTTAGCGGTAGCTTCCCACGAAGCTTTTCTATCTATATGAATCTGGCGTATTTTTTCTTTTTCTAACGAAAACCCTAGAGATTGCATTTCCCCTCTAAAATTTTGTACTTGCCTAATATTACCGTTATTTTCACGAAAACCAGAAGAATCTTCCGTACCATAAGCGGCGTCACAATGACAAATAATAGCTAAGTCTTGGCCGCCGTTTATTTTTCCATTAGCGGTTCTATCATAATCGGGTATGTATTTATTAATTGCCTTATCGCTATTAGCTACTATTCCGGAATCGTTACAAGCAAAACAAGTAACTTTAGGAACGTAAAATGTAGAGTCTTTGTCTACTGCGGTTCTTCTATAAAACATAATTTAGGGGTTAGAAAGGTAAATCGTTCGGATTATCTTTTTCCGAAGGTTTTCTTACAATAGCGTCTTTTTTAGCAAGTGCCAACTCTAAAAACTGCTCATATTGCCCGTTTTTAATCCATCTAAAACAATCAGGAAACATAGGAACCCAGTTTCCGCCCCTGTTTAATTTATTACGTTCTTTTATATCTAACTCTAAACAATAAATAAGTCTTTCTTTTACCTCATTAGTAAGTTTTTTCCATTCGGCGGATGCAAGCTTTTTAGATTGGCTAACCGACTTAGTAAAATTCATTTTAGTGTATTTAAGCCAAAACTCGTTAAAGGCTTCAGAATATTCTTTTTTATTTTTTTTATCTAGTTTTATTGTATCTAGTTTTATTGTATCTAGTTTGGGTGCAGCATTTGCTATGGGGGGATGCAGGGTTTGCGTAGGGGGCATAGCATTTGGTGC